ACCGAGCAGCAGCAGAAAACTTTCATTGACGGCGGCGTGAAACCTTCTGGCATCCTGAGCTTCGATGAAGGGATCACGCCTGAAATGCGTGAGAAACTTCGTAAGACATGGGCTGCGAAGTTCGGACCTGGCGGCCAAGGCGGAGTAGCTGTGCTTGATAAGGGCGCGAAATTCCAGTCGATGACAATGACATCTGTAGATGCCCAACTCTTGGAAACCAGACGCTTTCAGATCGAAGAAATCGCCCGTGCGTTTCGTGTTCAGCCGATCATGATTATGCAAAGCGACAAGGCTGCGACATTCGCATCCGCGGAACAGATGTTCAGAATGCATGTCACACACACACTTATGCCGTGGGTGCGCCGCTGGGAAGATGCACTGCGCCGCGATGTCCTCAATATGGCTTCAGGACTTTACTTCGATTTCGATGAAGCCAGCCTTCTCCGCGGCGACCACAAAGACCAGGGTGAATACTACACGAAAGCCCTCGGTGCAGGTGGCCAGCCAGGCTGGCTCACACCGAACGAGATCCGCGCAGAGCGCGGTCTGAACCCCGTTGATGCGGCGTGGGCAAACGAACTGCCGCGCGGCGCAATGAATTCAAGCGAACCTGCGCAAATCGCCCCATCTCCTGATCATACAGAAGCAGCGGGCGTGTAATGGAAAAGAAGTTCCTCAATCTGGAAGTCAAGGCAGAAGGCGATGGTCGCACGATCATCGGTTACGGCTCCGTTTTCGGAAATGTGGATCGCGGCGGCGATGTTGTCATGCCCGGCGCTTTTGCGAACTCGATTGCAAGCGGCCGCAAGGCTCGGATGCTGTGGCAGCACAATCCGAACGAGGTCATCGGCGCCTGGCGCAAGATCTCCGAAGACGAAAAAGGTCTGCACCTCGAAGGGGAGCTGGCGGACATACCGCGCGGCAACGATGCCGCGAAGCTTTTGAAGATGGATGCGCTGAACGGTCTCTCGATCGGTTACCGCGTCCTGCGCGATGAGTGGAAGGGCGACACCCGCCTGATCCTTGAAGCGGAACTCTGGGAAGTGTCCGTTGTGACGTTTCCGATGAATGAATCAGCGACGATCGACGCCGTAAAGGCTGCCGGTATGTTGAAAAGAGATGTCGAGAGGAAGCTCACGCAAGACGCTGGGTTCTCTCGGTCGGTCGCACGGGCACTGATGTCCGGCGGCTATGATGCAATCGCCGCCAAGCAAGACGCTGACGATGAGGGCATGCGTGAGCTGCACGAGCTTTTGAAAGCCCGTGTTTCCCCAAAAGCATAATCCCAAGGAAATCAAATGCTTGACAATGAAACGAAAAGCCTGCTCGAAGCCGGCAACAAGACGATCGCAGCGATCCAATCGACCGTCACCGAGCTGAAGGGCACTGTCGATGCTCTCTCGACCGATAAGCTCGCCAAGATGGAGGCCGACCTGGCTGCGAACCTGAAAGCTCGCAATGAAGCCGAAGTCGAAGCCAAGTCTTTGGCTGCTCGCCTGACCGAAATCGAGAACGCCGCAAACCGCCCTGGTGTTTCTGGCGCTGCGACGAAGGCATCCGCCGAGCATGTCGAGGCCCTGACCGCATTCGTTCGTGATCCGGAAAACCCCGACACGAAGAACGCTCTCCTGTCCATCAGCCGTAAGGCATCTGAGACCAACACCGTCGCTTCCTCGAATGGCGGTCTGGCTGTTCCCGATGTGGTTGCTGCTCAGATCCTGCAACTCGTCCGCGACATCTCCCCGATCCGGGGTATCTCCGATGTGATCAGCGTCTCGACGCCGAACTTCACCGAGATCGTTGATCTGGATGGCGCTGGCTACGAGTGGGTCGGTGAGACTGACACGCGGAACAAGACAGACACGCCTGACCTGGGGGAAGTGTCCTACAAGTTCGGTGAGATCGCTGCGAAGCCAGAAGCTTCGAATGTTGCCCTGGAAGACATGGCGTTCGACGCCGCTTCTTGGCTGATCACTGCTGGTGCTCGCAAGATCGCCGAAGCAGAAGGCAAAGCTTTCGTCTCCGGCAACGGTGTCAAGAAGCCAACTGGTTTTCTGAACGGAGCTTCTACTGCCGAGGCTGACGCTGCACGCGCTTTCGGTGTTCTCCAGCACCTTGTCACCGGCGTTGCTGGCGACTTCAGTGCGCTGCCGTTCGACCAGTTCATGGCTCTGACCTTCGCACTGAAAGCTGGCTACCGTGCCAACGCCCGCTGGGTGATGAACACGACCACTCTGGCGAAAACGGCGATGATCAAGGACAATGACGGCAAGTTCCTTCTGACCCCGGCTGTTTCCGACAAAGTCGGCGAGCGCATCTTCGGATATGGCGTCACCGTTGCCGAGGACATGCCCAACATCGCTCCTGACGCGACCCCTGTCGCTTTCGGCGACTTCAAGCGCGGCTACCGCGTCCTTGATCGCCGGGGCTTCACCCTGCTGCGCGATCCCTACACTCGCCACGGCTACCAGAAGTTCGTTATCAGCGCTCGCGTTGGTGGCGGTCTCCGCGACACGCAGGCGATTAAGCTCCTCAAGGTCTCTGTCTAATCCAAGGCTCCCGACCTGAGACAAACGCAGGGCGGGGCTTCGGTCCCGCCCTTTTTCATAGGAGAGACAGATGACCAAGACGACGAAAGCATTCCATGCAGTCCGGCCTGGCAAGATTTACCCGGAAACCATTCCGGCTGGTGAAGATGTCGATGGCCGCCTGGCAGAGATCGCAGTTCAGCTCGGATGCCTTGACCAGGAAAAGCCGAAGGCTGCTCCGAAGACAAAAGCGGCCACGAAGGGCGCACCTGAGAATAAGGCGAGCTGAACATGCTGACCCTCGATGAAGCAAAGACCCATCTTCGCGTCGATGGCCCGGACGATGACGCATACATCGAGGGCCTGATCCTGGTCGCGCAGGAATACATCGCGGCCATTATCACACCGGCTCCGATCGACGGCTTTGTGCAGCCGGCCCCGGCCGTGAATGAGACGCAGCGTCATGCTGCCCGCCTTTTGATTGGTCACTGGTTTGCAAATCGCGAGGCAGTTTCTGACGCACCGCTGAAAGAGACCCCGGTCGCCGTGAGGATGCTCCTCCATGTCAATCGCCCTGTTTGTGGGATGATGTAATGAACGCCGGAAAACTCGACCGCCGCATCACCCTCGAACACGTAACCCGCGCGCCAGATGCATTCAGCACAGCTGGTGCCGAGACGTGGGTCGAGATCGGCAAGGTTTGGGCGAGCAAGAAAGAAATGTCGAACGGCGAGAAGTGGCGCGCGGCAGCCGCCGAGTCGGAGGCAACCCATCTCTTCACGGTCCGGTATTCCAGCACCACCGCAGCGATGACGGCTGCCGATCGCATCATTTGTGACGGAAAAATCTTCAATCTGATCGGCAATCCGCGCGAAATCGGCCGCCGTGAATGGTTCGAGATCACTGCGAAGTCGGGTGGCTGACCATGGCGAAGGATGGAATGTCATTCAAAGTCGAGGGCTTTGAGGGGATTGAAGACAATCTGAAACGCATCAGCAAGCGGCAGTCGAAATATGCGATGACGCAGGCACTGAAAGATGCTGCCGAGCCGATCGCAGAGGATGCAAGATCGACCGTGCTCTCTAATTCATATCACGGCGGTGAGCTCCTGGAGTCGATTGCGGTCAGCACACGTTTGAACAAGCGCCAGGGGCGAATTGCGCGTCGGATGGGGAAAGATAGCGTAGAGGTCTATGTCGGCCCTGGCGAGCGCGGCCCGCACGGTTTTCTTGTCGAGTTCGGCACAGAACATAGCGCGCCAGAGCCTTTTATGCGTCCGGCATTCGACAGTCAGAAGGAAAAGGCCCTGTCGATCCTCGTAGATCGTCTGCGGGCGAACATCATGACAGCGATCAAGCGAAACGAGAAAAAAGCGGTGAAGGCGAAGAAAAAATGATGGAAGAGCAGCTCGTTCAGATCCTTTCCAGCGCTCCCGGCGTCCCGTCCGGCATTCACTGGGGTGCGAGGCCGGAGGGTGAGCCGCTGCCAGGGGTGGTTTTGAACGTCATTTCAGACCGGTCGAGCCATACCCAAGAGGGGCCGGATGGTCTTTCGATGTCTCGCGTCCAGGTCGATGTATATGCGTCGTCTTTTGGTGGTGCGAAGTCAGCCGCGCGCTCTATTCGCAGACTCCTTGATGGCTACGGATCTGGAGAAATCCAAGGGATTTTCCGGCTTTCCGAACGCGACAGCAACGAAGAAAGCAAGGATGGCGGACGCACATATCGCGTCAGCCAGGATTTCGAGATCGCTTGGAACTTCATCAAAGCGAACTCAGTTAAATAGCACCATCTTCCCATCAGAACATAACGCGAACACTGATGAGGCGAGCAAAACATGGGCCTGAGAATTGGCAATAAGACCGTCACGGAGATCATTCAAGATCCCGATGGCCTGGCGACCGTAACCCGGATTCTTGGTGGCGGTGACATTTCCTTTCCATCTCCGACGGCTGATGAAGTCGAGGTGACGGATCAAGAGTCCGACGCACATGAATTTATGCAGGGTCTTGTTGATTTCGGAACATTCACGCTTTCCGGAAACCTCGACGATGAAAGCGAGCAGCACTTTGTATTGACCGACTGTCATGAAAGCGGTGAGACGCTTCATTTGCGGCTCACGACGAAGTCTGGGTTCACGCGCACTTATGAAGGCTTCGTGAAGGGGTATGTGACCAATTACCCTACCTCCGAAGTTGCAACTTTTGATCTGGAAATCCGGATCAACAAGCGCATTACAGTAGCAGGTGGTCTGTAATGGCGAATAGATTCCGCGGAGAAGTCGGCATCACTGTTGATGATGAGGATTACATCCTCGTTATGGATCTTAACGTTATCGCTGAAATCGAAGATCAGTTTGGCGATAAGGCTGAAAAGGTTCTTGAAAGCATCGAGAAGTCGTCTGCACCAATCAAGATGATGCGAACGCTTGCTCACCTGATGCTTCAGCCGAGGCATCCTGGCGCATCTATTCAGCTCGCCGGCGTGATCCTTTCTGAAGATCAGACCATTGTCAGTCGCGCGATTGCTGCCGCTTCGCCTGCCGCCGCTGCTGTAATTGAAGCGGGGCAAGGGGCGGGAAACGCACCGGCGGGGAAGCGTCGCAAGAAGGTCTGAATATCGAGCGCCTGCGGATCGACTATCTGTCGATCCCGGGC